GCTCACGAGCTTTGTAACGGACGTTGCCGGTATCGAAATCACCATCCATGGAAGTGGACAGAGCCACACGCTCGAAGTGCTTCCCCATCTCGGTCACGGTGGTGAGCAAGAAGAACGCATCCGGGTCGGTCAGGTAGTGGTTCACGGTGTAGCCACCGGGAAGCACGCCCGTGTTCCGGATTGCGTTGATGTCGTTGTCGGCCGTGCCAACCCGGAGCGTGGACTCCAGGATGCGGTCGGCAACGAACACCAGCTGCGGGGGAACCACAAGCTTGGTCGCCTGCACGGAGATGGTGAGACCACGATCGTCGGTGAAGGTGCTGATGTCGATCAGCGCGTCTTCAAGGGACGTCTCGTTGAGGTCAGCCATCGTCGTCGCACGGTTGGCAGCGGTGCCACCACCGGCCAGCGGGTGGTCGGTAGCGATCAGTGCCTTACCGTCGCCGCCAGCGAAGCTGGAGGAGAAGGCGTTGTTGAGCACGTCGGCACCCTTCACTTCCTTGGTGTTAGCCATGGAGCGAGCGAGGGCCTTCACATAGCGCTTGCCGAGGGAGTCGTAGAGGTTGTCCTCAACGGCCTCTTCGGTCAGCGAGAAGGCGAGTGCGATCGTGTCGTGGGTGTAGCGAGCAGTGTAGCTCTCAGAGGCGTTGTCGAATTGGACGCCCTGGCCTTCGGTCTTGACGGGGGCCCCGCCAAAGCCGGTGACCAGCACTTCTTCTTCAAACGCACGCTGAGAATCTTCGATAGCGAAGATCTGCTCGTACTCACGAGAGTAGCTGTCGTAGCTCATGCCAAAGAGGCTGTTGAGTCCGGGCTCAAGCTCTTTCGCGAGCTGGGCGCGTGAAATAGCCATTATTCAGCCTCCTTATGCTAAGCCAGCGGACTTCACGCCCATGATGTGGTTTTGGATAACCACAAGCACGTTCGTGTTGGCCGAGGCCACGTCGTCGTTGTCGGGATCTTGCGAGATGTCGATAGCCTTGAGCGGCAGGGTCGTGGTCGTAGCACCCGTCGTGACATCCAGCTCCAGGTTGGAGCGGCCGGATTTCACGTCGCCGGTCGTAGCGTTGTCGACGATGTCGAAGTTGCCGAACAGATCAGCCACCGGGAAGGCAGCGTCTGCTTGCACCTCAAACACCACAGACGGGTCGTCGATCACGAAAGCGATGATGTCGCTCGCGGCAACAGACCCAGGGTAGTAGTTCTTGAACACCTGCTCACCAGTCGTCGGATCCGTGTATTGGCAGCCGTTGAAAACGCCTACCACGGGAACCGTGCTGGATGCTGCGGCGCGCTCAATACCACCGCCGGTGACTTGCTTGACCAGGTCGCCCTGGAAAATTTTACCGGCAAGACCGCTTGCGATCCGGTAACGGGATTGACCCCCAGAGTAAGGGGCTCCACCCATCATACGGCTCGGACGCAGTCCAAATGCAGCGTCTTTATTTGCCATGTGAATGGCCTCCTATCAGCGTCGTCCAAAAGTGACTTGGGTGTCGCGCTGGGGGTCGTACTTCACATAACGATTGTCGCCCCGGAGCTCGCTGAACATGTTGTTGTCCAACGCTTCCCGGGCCTGGCGCGTCTTGTCGCTGTAATACGCTCGACGCTCCTCAATCGTTTCGATCGGTAACTTGGCCAGCAGCAGACCCTCTGTGCTAATCACGCCCTCATGGCGGCCGCTGTCCATGGTGGGGTAGGCATCGCGCCACTCGGGCGGGAGGTCGGTGCCACGCACCAGTTCCCAGCCCTCGCGCACTCGACGGGACACGTTGGCCCTGTCTTCTTGCCCCAGCATGCTCTCCCGAATCCAACGGTATTCGTACCCCGGAGGAGCCGGAGGAGTTTCCAGCTTGCGCACTGGGCGCCAAGGTTGTCTGCGAGCTTGTTTTTCGTGAGTCTCGGATTCACGGGTCGCGCGGTTTGACGTGTTACTCATATCAGCGTGCCTCTCGTTGTGTCTTCTGCTTTTCCTTGGCCACTCGCTGGAGCCATTGCTCCTCGCTCATGTTGTGCGGCTTCAGACCGCGGAGGCGTTCGATCTCCGACTTGGTGAACGTCACGCCACGCTTAGCCTGTGTTTTTTGCCGACCTCCTACGGAGGCGGAAGCGACTCTTTGCACAGAGGGTCGACTTTCCTGTTTCCCGGCTTCTTGGCCGCCAGCATCAGCAGCCTTGAGATTAGGATACGCCCGATATACGCGCTTGTTCAACTCAGAATAATAGTCCTCTGAGTCCGCTTCGTAGCCCTCGTTTAAAAGGTTGAAGTGCGTGAAGTACGCAAGCTGCGTAGCCGCCGCATGGTCCGGATCCTCTTGGTTCCCATACCACGGGTTCTGCTGGTGCCAGGACAGGGCCTGGTCCGTCGGTTTGGCCGCCTGCTGCGGCTCGGACTGGTACTGCTGATATTGCTCAGGCTGGGCCTGGTACTGCTGGGCCTGGGCCTGCTGGGCACCAGCCTGGCGAGCCTTGGCCGCGTTGAGCTTCTCCTTCTGGATGGCGAGCTCGGTCTTCAGAGTATCGGCCTTGGACATAAGCTCGGCGTCGCCGCTGGAGACCGCCTTCCGGTAGATCTCATCCACCTGGTCGGACTTGGCCTTCAGTGACTCCTCTTCCTTCTGGAGCATGGTCTGCTGGTAGTGGACCGTCTGCTGGCGGTACTGCTGGAGCTCCTGCTCCTTCTGCATCGCCACGCGCTCTAGCTGGGCAGCACGCTCCTCGGCCTCGCGGCTCTTTTGGTTCAGCTTGTTGATGCGCCGGGACACCTGCTTGGTGTAGCGCTCAAGCTCGTCATCGCTGTTGACCTCTTGCCCTTCGGGGGCCGCGCCCTCGGGCAGGTCTTCGGTGATCTCAATGTCGACCTGGTCTTCTTCGGCTTGTTTTGCTTGGTTCTCAATCATCAGCGGAAGCTCACTATGTCGTCGGGGTTCAGGATGGTTCCAATGACCTCGTCGTCATTGATGATGCGGACCTCAGCACCGTCTTCAAGCTTGAAGCGAGCCCCTGAGTAGCGGCCGATCAGAACCCAGTCGCGCTCCTTGCACCAAGGCTTGTGGCCAAACTTGGACGTCTCTGCATAGCAGAGCGGGCCCATCTTCACCACATAGGCCACCACGGTCGCAAGGCCCTCTGGGTCGAGGGTCTCCTGGGTCAGGTGGATACCACCCTTGGTCGTGCCCTTCCCCGCATAAGGAAGTACCAGCATGCGCCACCCGGACGGGTTCGGCATGCGCTCAAGCGCGCTCTTCTCCAACAGCGTTGGATCGAGCACGCGCTCGTCAGCGCTTACATAAGCGCCTTCTACAGTTGGTTTGCTCACCGCGCCTCCTTGAGGTAATCCTGGATTGTCTCCCGGATTAAGTCTAACGCACGCAGCTCGCCCTGCAAATATTTGTACTGTTCCATATCTTTTAGCAAACCATTCATGAGCGTCTCTTCTATCAGCGCCCGACGCTCGCGAATGATTCGTTGCAGCTTGGACTGAAGGTCTAGTTCGTCCATCAGGTCCTGTCGTAGAAATAAAGGCCCTTCGTGGCGGCGCCGGTGCCACGGGTCTTCATTCTCTTCGGCTTGCCGCCCATGACGGCGCCCCCGGATTTCATCTCCTTCGCCTTCTTCATGGCGATGGCGACGGCTTGGTTTTGCGGACGACCCTCTTTACGAAGCATCTTGATGTTCTCCGAGATCGTCTCCTGGCCACGTCCCTTCTTTAGCGGCATCTTGTGCCTCCTTCTTTGGTGCCGCCTTCCGACGGCGCTTTGGTTTGATTGCCGGCTCCTCGATCAGGGCCTCCTGCTCGACGTCAGAAAGCACCACCGAGGGAGGCGCAGGCTCCTCCCCGGCGGCTCGGCCAAGCTTGGCCGCAATCCGTGCCTCGTTTGCCGCGTCGCGGTCGGCCTTGCGCTTCTCCTCCGCAGCGAAGGCCATGCGCTCTAGCTCCCGCAGCTGCTTCTTGTGGGCCCGCAGCTCGGCGATAGCCTCTTTCTTGTAGCTGGTGGTCATTATTGCCTCCCAAATTTCTGTGCGAGCTCCATGAGCTTGAGCTCAGCGTTCTGGCGAAGCCGGTCCTCGGCAATCGCGATCTTGTCGTCAGCGATCTGCTTCTGCAGATCCATGCGCTGGCGCTGGATCTCGGCCTCCAGGAGCTTCTCCTGCGTCCGGCGTTGCTCCTCGGCCTGGAACTCGCTCTGGTCCTGCTGGAGCTCCGCGGCCCGGAGGGCCAGCTCCTGCTGCCGGATCTGCACCAGCGGGTCGTCGGCGCCACCCTGACCGATCGACTCCATGAGCTCGGCCGTCAGCTGGGCCAGGATCGGCGAGGCCACCTGGTCGATCAGCATCTGGGCCTGCTGCTGGAAGGCCTGGATCTGCTCTGGCGGCAGCTGCTGCGCAAGCATAGGCAGCTGCTGGATCTGCTGCATCACCTCCGGCGGAAGCTGCTGCTGGGCCATCTGGGCGGCCCGGAACTGCAGATGCTGGAGCATGTGCGAGATGATCATCGCCTGCAGCTGCGGGTTCTCCTTGACCACCTGGGTCAGGAACAGCTGCCGGTGGGCATCGACGTGAGCTACATGGTTCTGCTGCTCAAAGGCCTGCGCCGGCTGCCCGAGGAGGAGCCCGGAGTTCTCCAGGCCCGCGTCCACCGGCATGGGCGGCTGGGGCTCCGGAGGCGG